CAGATACAACAATCAATGTATTGAGTACAGCAGGATTTAACCCCGCAGGTGGTACTGCTAGATTTATTGGTAGCGGTACATCTGGTGTTATTGAGTATTTCACATACACTGGAATAACAAGTGCGGCTAATTCATCAACAGGTTATCCACAGTTGACTGGTTTGACTCGTGGTACAACTGGTGGATCTGCGGCTACGGCATTCACATATTCTGCAACTGCTCCTGTGGCTGTTGAATATGCGACTCCTGATTCTGCGGCGATGTTGTCTCACTGGGGTTCTTCAGTGGTGATGGATGGTGGATTTAATCAAGACGTATCTGCTATTTACAACTACGGTATGTTGACCGCTTTGACTAGCCCTAACAGCACAGCTAACGTGCCAATTATGGCTATTCGTTTGGCTCCATCTGTTGATAATGGTACTGTTGGATTGCTTGGTATTAAAGAAGTTATTAATCGTTTACAGTTACAACTGAACGAGATTGCTGTTGTTACCAATACAACATATCTTATTCAATTGGTTCTTAACGGTATACCTTCTGGAGCATTCTCTGGTTCTTTTGTATCTCCTGTTCAGGGCGGTACCAATACCAGTTCTTTGGTTCAGATTGCGGTTAATACAACCAACACATTGACTATTTCAGGTGGTGAGTCAATTGCGGCTTTCTATACAAATAGTTCTGGTCAAACCAGTTATCCTTTAGCATCTATCTCTGCGATTGGTAATTCTGCCAACGGTGGTGGCACATCTAACAGTGTTCCAACATCTCAATCAGGTCAATATCCAGATGGACCAGACATTCTGTACATTGTTGCCACTACGCTATCAGCAGGTGCTTCAAACACTGTTGTGGCTCGTCTCAACTGGCAAGAGTCACAAGCATAATGCCTAGCAAGTCTAAAGCTCAACACAACTTGATGGAGGCGGTGGCTCACAGCCCCGCTTTCGCCAAGAAGGTTGGAATTTCCCAAAAGGTCGGCAAAGATTTTGCCAGTGCTGATAAAGGTAAAAAATTCAAAGAAGGTGGACTATATGCCAATATTCACGCTAAACAAGAGCGTATTGCTCACGGCTCTAAAGAACATATGCGTAAGCCTGGTAGCAAAGGTGCGCCAACTGCTGAAGCGTTCAGAGAGTCAGCCAAAACAGTAAAGAAAAAGGAAGGCGGTCCAAGTCTTGCGGTAGGTAGGGGCGAGAAGTTGCCAGTATCTAAGGGCGCAGGATTAACCGCCAAAGGTAGGGAAAAGTACAACAGAGAGACGGGTTCCCATCTAAAGGCTCCACAGCCCCAAGGTGGAAGCAGAAAAGATTCATTCTGTGCCCGTATGTCTGGTGTAGTAAGTCATTCAAAAGGTGATGCAGAACGGGCAAAAGCATCTCTTAAGCGTTGGAAATGCCCAGGGTGGTAATCAATGTCATATTCAGGAACCGTTGGCAATACAGTCATCAATGTCCAAACATTGATAGATCACGGTGCTCGGCGTGCGGGTAAGCTTGCTGAAGAGTTAACGGATGAGCAGGTACAGTCTGCTAAAGAGTCCCTGTTTTACATTCTGTCTAACCTAATCAACCAAGGTATTCAGTACTGGGCGGTAGATAAGCTAGTTTTAGGGCTTAACGCTGATCAATACATTTATTCCCTGCCCAATGGTGCCAATGACATCTTAAATGCGCTGTATCGCACCATGAATCAGCCTTCTGGTAGCTATACAACAAGCGCAGGGGGAATGGTTGCTAATGTTTACGACAATAATATCAACACTTATTGCCAACAGACCTCAGCAAACGGCAATATTTCAGTGTTTTACGGCACTGGCAACCCAAATTACATTGGTTCTATAGGCTTTATGCCCTATATCTCTGGTGGAGGTAGCCAATCTTGGAATTACACCTTCCAAGGCTCTGCTGATGGCACTAATTGGACTACTCTTTACACTGGCACAAGCGTTGCAGTGACAGATTCTCAGTGGGTTTGGCAAGATATTGACCCAGGACTTAATGTTCCGTACTACAGAATGGTTGCCACTGGTGGCACAACCCTATCTTTACGTGAACTTTACTTTGGTAACAATGCCAGACTGCTTCAAATGTCACGTTTGAACAGAGATGACTACACAAACCTACCTAATCAGAACTTTACAGCCAATCAGCCTTATCAGTACTGGTTTGATCGAACAATTCCACAGCCTACATTTTATTTGTGGCCTGTGCCAAGCACATATTTTGTTCAAGCAACTGTGTGGTATTCACGCCAAGTGATGGATGTTGGGGCTTTAACAAGCCAATTGGAAATACCAGATCGGTGGATGTTGGCTATTCAGTCTATGTTGGCTCACCAAATGAGTATTGAGTTACCTGGAGTTGAGATTCCTAGGATTCAGTATCTTGAAGGACAGGCTGAGAAGTACTTCCAAATGGCTGAGCTTGAGGAAAGAGACAAATCGCCAATCTATTTGGCTCCTAATATCAGCGTCTATACGAGGTAACTATGCCAATGTTCCTTGATACTGAGGGGTATGCAAGTATAGCGATTGCGGTATGTGATCGCTGTAAGATGAAGCGTGTCTTCTCTACTTTGCACGCAGACGTTAACTTTCCAGGTCTTAGGGTTTGTGAAGAGGGTTGTATGGACGAGAAAGATCCATACAGATTGCCTGCAAGGAAGACTGAGCGTATTAATTTAAGGTTCCCAAGACCTGATTTGGCGCTCAATGTACCGAACAATCAGTTGATCACTGGACAGTACAGCAACTCTATACTATCAACTGGTACGAATACATCTTCCCCAGGACTGGTCAATGGTGATGAAGACGAAATTGTTATAGGCTCATAATGGCACAAGTACAAATATCACAACTACCTACCGCATCAACTCTGACTGGCTCAGAGATTGTGCCCATCGTACAAAACGGCGTAACCTCACAAACGACTGTGGGGCAGATTGCCAGTTCCCCTACTTTGACACAGACTTTCCTGACGATTACCAATCAGACATCAACCCTAGCTAATTCACGTTATATAGGGGCAGGAAGCGGTTTAATTGGCACTGACAATGGAGCGGGTTCAAATTATGTTCTATCGCTTACAGGCGCTCCTTTAGCCCTTACTGGTACGAGTAATGGTATACAAGTAAAGACTGGCACAAATACCATGACTGCTGTCTCATTGACGGCGGGGTCTGGGATAACAATTACAAATCCAGATGGAACTTCGGGAAATCCAACGATTTCTCTTAACAGTTTCATGTCCAATATTGCGTCAAGTTCTGGCACTGGTTTACTTGCAATTGCAGGAGGATCTACAGCCACTCCAGTGACCTTGACAGCAGGTACTGGTATTTCCATATCTAATGGCAGTGGATCTGGCGGTAACCCAACAATTGGGTTGTCCTCTACCACTGGTAGCGGAGCGGTTGTTCTGGCTTCTGGAGCAACACTTACAAGCCCTACCTTTGTTACTCCTGCACTCGGTACGCCTACATCTGGTGTACTTACCAATGCAACTGGATTGCCTCTTACTTCTGGAGTCACTGGAATTTTGCCAGTTGCCAATGGAGGAACAGCTACAACAACATCTACTGGAACTGGCAGTGTTGTTTTAAGTGCAAGTCCTACTTTTACAGGAGTTCCTCTTGCTCCTACCGCCGCATTAAATACAAATACTACTCAGCTTGCAACAACAGCTTTTGTGCTTCAGCAAGTTAGCGCTTCTGGTGGCGGTACGGTTACATCAATTACAGCGGGAACTGGTCTTAGTGGAGGCACTATCACCTCTTCTGGAACTATTGCTCTTTCAAATACTGCGGTAACTGCGGGTAGCTATACAAATGCAAATTTGACAGTTAATGCTCAAGGTCAAATTACTTCTGCATCTAATGGAACATCTGGAACAGTAACTTCTGTCGGCATGACGGTTCCTTCATTCTTATCGGTTACGCCATCAACAATTACTTCTAGCGGTACTTTTGCAATTACCTTATCTGGTACTGCCTTACCTATAGCAAATGGTGGTACAGGATTATCTTCTTATACAGCGGGTGATATAACATACTACGCAAGTGGTACATCTTTATCTAAGCTTGGTATTGGCACATCTGGATATTTTTTAAGTTCATCTGGATCTGCTCCTCAGTGGACTCAAACTCTAGGTATTGCAAACGGTGGAACTGGACAAACGACAGCCAACGCCGCATTCAACGCTCTTGCACCAAGTCAGACAAGCAATTCAGGTAAATACCTGACTACAGATGGAACAAATACCTCTTGGGCAACAGTTTCTGGTGGTGTTACAAATATCTCTTTTGGAACTACTGGCCTTACCCCATCAACAGCAACTTCTGGTTCTGTAACTGTTGCAGGCACATTAGCAGTTTCAAACGGGGGTACTGGTCTTACTACATTAACAGCAGGCTATATTCCTTACGGAAATGGAACTGGAGCGTTGTCCTCTTATTCTGGATTTACGTTTAGTGGAACAGTTTTAACAGTACCCGTACTAATTGTTAACTCTACTACAAGCACAACGCCAAATTTGACGTTTAATGCGAGTAATTCAGGATTTACCTCTGGTGCTACGATTGCAAATAACTATCTACAGACAGTTATTCAAAACAAATCAAATACTTCTGGTGCATCCACAAACTATGTTTTAAGTAATGATTTAGGAACAGATTCATCTTATTATGGTGAGTTTGGAATGAATTCATCTGGATTTACTGCAAGCGGTACTTTTGCTGATTTTTACAGTATTAACAATGGAATTTATTTTTCTGGTCATGATGGAGATATAAGTGTTGGCTCTGGAAATGGTTATAAATTATATTTTCCTTGGGGAGCAACACCTAATAATGCTCACGTCATTAATGCAAGTGGAGCAATTGGATTATCTACTAATTTAGGTACATCCTCAGCAACTACTGGAACAACTGGATACGGTACAGCAGGTCAGGTAATGATTAGTCAAGGATCTAGTGCGTCTCCTACATGGGGTGCTGTTGCAGGCGGTGGGTTCTAAGATAAAATTGAGAAAAGGAATTTAACATGGCACAAAGTGGATATACCCCAATACTAATTTACGCTAGTGGAACGACCACTAACGTACCATCAGCATCCAATTTAACAAGCGGATCTACTGGTGCTGAGTTGGCGCTGAACTATACGGATGGTAAGTTGTTCT